TATGCGGCAGGGTGGTTGATGACCATCACATTCACCATGGATTCATGGACTGATTGCCAAATTCCTAAACAAATAGGTGACTAATTGCAACATAGGTAATGGCACGCTACGCAGACACTGGAGAATACAACTACAAATACGCATTGAGAAGGCGAGTTGCCAACACTCTCAAGAAAGTCATCAAGGAGGAAGCACTCATTGATACAGGCACTTTGTACGATTCAGTGCGCATCAATGCCAAGGTCACAACTGAAGGTAATCTTCGCATTCAGATTGTCGCTGCATACTATTTCGGATTTCTAAATAACGGAACGCAAACGATTGCACCATTTGATTTGGTTCAAAAGTTCAATCTTGCACTTGAGCAGAACGGACTTATTGCCGAGATGTATGGAATGTATGTCGCTGACCTCGCTCAAAAGTTCCCAATCCTGGAACTTGGAAACCTATTGCGCAAAAAACCAAAAGTGATATACGACTTCGAACCACTATTCGGTGAGTTTTGGGATTCGCTTGACTACTAAATATCCAACTCTTTACGCATCGCAAGGAAGTTGAACACAAGAATCAGCTTCATGTTTATTACTTGATCGTACTTGGTAAGGTCACCATTGCACATCGACCATATCAATTGCTCCCATCCCCATTTGTTGGATGCCTTTTGTTTCTCTGCTTCCTTTCGTTCCTCCGGGTCATCAATCTCGGACAGGTCATCATCGATATCCTCGGTCATCAGGTTGGAATGCTTGGTGATGAATTGGTCTCTGAACTTGATGTACTCGGTGAGGATGCCATACATCTTGGTGATTGGTTGCTCGAGGAAGTAGTGCGCTCTCGATGTTGTCTTGAATGCAGTTGTTTCCCATTTTGCAACAACTCCATCCTCAATGATTTCAGGGATGCGATACAACAGTGCGCAGATGTTCGGCAGAAACTTGATATAGTCATTGCTGAAATAGTACTCGAGGTCGATAAATTCCCCCAGTGTCAACTCATTCATCGGTTTATGATGGAACTTTCCAACTCTATCAACATAGTTCTTGGTCGGCTCTGAATACAACCATTGCAAATCTTTGAACCACTCACCGACCTCATGCAGTTCGGCATCATCGAAGTCATCAGGATAGGAATCAGTCAGAACGCAGAGGACATCGATGTTGTGGTTGAACAATCCATCCTCTGCTTTCAGTTGTCTTAACTTAATGAACTGCTCAAGACTTACTTGGTTCCACCCCTTCGGCAGTGTTGGCTTTTGCATACTCTGCAATCTTCTCGGTTACAAACACAATATAAGGAACACACACCTCTGCTTTGAGGGTGCGAAATATCTTTGCCTTTTGCTTGAGATGAGCATCAGCGAAGTGTTCGGTGTTCGATAGGTCAGTGCGTTTGAACATGATGGCCATGATGTCACTGATGTAGTGGTTCGGTTTGGTGTTCACAATCTTCTCGATGAGTTTGGTTTCCTTAACCGACAAGCGCAATTCAGCAGTGTAGGTGTATCCTTCCAACTCGATGGTTCCAACTGCTTCCTGTGGGGTGTATGAATCAAGATTGAACTCTTGCACCAACTTGATGAACTCACTGAATGGGTAGTCATCCCATAGCTTCTCATCGATGCCGAGGAACTTGAACATCTCGACATACTTTTCGATGTTGTCGAACTCTTGATTGTTGAGGATTTGGCTGATTTTCTCGAATTGCTCGATTGTCAACTCATCCATTTTGTTGGGAATCTCCCTGTCAAATACACTTATCATAATTATTTTTTGAACAAATATAAGAAATTTGCAACATAAGCAATGACAAAGGACTTGCCTATCTACAAAATCACAATCGATGAAGAGTATTCCGATGGGGAAAATCTTGGAATCGAGATGATTGCTTTCACAAATCTCCCTGCCGTTAAGGTCAAAGGGATGGCATTTGGAAGTGAGAAGCGATTGATGTTTGCTGATGATGTGAAGTATCGCATCACTGCACCTGCCATGATACCAATGGACATCTATCGCCGCAGTGAGGAGGATGGTGAGTACTATGTTCAGTTCACCGAGGAAGTAATCGAGCAGATTCACACCAAGTTCATGGCTGATTTGCGCAATCGTGACATCTTCAACCTTGAACACGACACCGAGAAAAAAGTTCCTGCCTACATTCTTGAGACATGGATTGTTGACAACCCAACCAAGGACAAAGCATTTTCAACATTCGGCATTGAGGTACCAAAGGGAACACTTATGGTGACTGCCCAGGTGACTGATGCTGACTATTTTGCCGAGTTGGTTGCAAACGATCAAGTCGGTTTCTCCATTGAAGGGTTCCTCGGTCTGAAATTATCGGAACAAATTAAACTAAATAAAATGATGTTACCTGATGGAGAACACCGCATCGAGGACAAAATCTATGTCGTAAAAGACGGAGAAGTTGTTGAGATTAAAGAGGTGGAAAAAGAACCAACCGAGGAAGTGGTTGAGGAAGAGATGTCAACCGAAGAGGTGGCAATGGAGGACACAACAGTTGAGGAGGATACGACAACTGAAGAGTCAACCACTACCGATGAGGAGATGGCAATCGACCCTGCAACTGATGCCGAGGCAATTGCTGCAATTGTTTTGCCGATGTTGGAAGAGAGAGAGAAAGCACTTATCGCAATGATAGCTGACCTCCGAAACCAAATCGAAGAGATGTATGCAGAGAAAACTGAAGAAGAGGTCGAGACGCAAATGACCCAGCTTTCATTGAGCGAAAAATTTGCGAAGTTCAAACAATTTGTAAATCAATAAAAACCAAATAACAATGTCTAAAAAATTAAGATTTGATTTGGATGTGGATGCTTCAGCTTTATTGGCAGCCAATCCGGAGGCGTTCTACTCTAAAGCATACTTATCTGAAGAGAATGTCGCTGACAACTACCGCTTACTTCCAGGTGTGAAGAGCAAAACTAAATTAGCAACTGTCCTTTTCGGGAACGTATTGCAATCATCATCTTGTCCTTTTGACGCTCCAACTGATGACTTAAATGCAGTTGAGATTGATGTATGTGCGCTTTCTGCAATGGCACAAATTTGTCAGTTCGACCTTGAGCAATCATTCGTTGCTTTACAAATGACTAAAGGTTCAAACGGTGACTTCAGTGTTGCTTCATTCATGGATTTCTACTGGAATGAAATGGCTAAACAAATCGGTCAAGATATCGAATTGATTCGTTGGCAAGGTGACACAACAAGTGAGAATGCTACTTTGGCTCTTTGTGATGGTTACATCAAAAACCTTTTAGCTGATGCCACTGTTGTTGACGTTGCAAATACAACTGTAACTGCTTCAAACGTATTGGCTGAATTAGCGAAAGTGTTTGCTGCTGCTCCAGCATCAATCATCCGCAAGAAAGCTGACCTTCGTTTATATGTTTCTACTAACGTAGCAAACGCATACGAATTGGCTGCTGCTCAAGGTAACACTTTGACATATGTAACTACTCCACTTGCATTGACTTACCTCGGTGTTAAGGTTGTTGTTTGTGAAGGTATGCCAAACGATACTGCGGTATTGACTTTAAAAGACAACTTACTTTATGCATTCGATGCTGAAGGTGATGACAAAGCACTTCGCGCAGTTAACCTTTCTGACACTGTTGCTGAACCATACATCCGTACTCGTGCGAACATGAAAGTTGGTTTCGTTCACGTTAACGGTGCTGAAGTAGTTCTTTATTCATAGTATCTCCGAGGGGATGAAATACTCCCCTCTTTTTTTAAACTGATTAAACATATTCAAAATGGCTTGTGAAGCATTAGAAACAATCGTCAAATCGTGCGACAACAATAGTGGTGGCATCGAGAAAATTTGGATTAATCAGCAAGATAACATCGACACATTTGCACTTGATGCAACCAACACATGGACAATCGATTCAATCACATTGAATGTGGGTGCGCCTGATTACACTGCGTTTGAAATACGCAGAAACACAGGAAGCTATACTGAAGATGCAGCAATCGACCTCGTGAATGGTTCATCTTATATCACTGCAACAATCAACTTATTGTTCCACCGAAGAGACCAGGATAAGTCTCAAGCGATTAAAATCCTCGGTGCAGGTCAACAATATTTGAACGCAATTGTTAAGGACATGAATGGCAAATATTGGTATTTCCCATTCCTTCAATTGAGTGCAGTTGGTGAAGGTTCAGGCACAACTCGTGCAGATGGGTCAAAATATTCAGTGACTTTACTGGGTGAAAATGACTTCCTTGCTTATGAAATCGATGAGGATGCAGTTGCTGCAGTAGTTCCTGCCCTCTAAAAACAACTTTTCCTGTTCATAGTTGTGGAAGCCATCCTTCGGGGTGGCTTTTTTTATATCTTATTGCGTATAGATTCCACGATTTTCTGTTTTTTATATCTTATAACGTATAGATTTTACATTTTATTATACATTAAGTGGTAAATTCTGCCACATATCTTATAACGAAATGGAAGATTGTGAACAAATTTGAACCTATCTGCAACATATACAAATGATATACATCAACAAAGGTGAGGTTAACAGTATTGTGCTGACATTGTCGGAGGTGTCAACACTTCCTTCACCTTATTATTTGTTCGTTTTTCAGAACGAAATGAATCCAACATCCGACCCAATCTTGTTCACAAACCTTGATGAGTCACCATACCCTGAAAGGTTCAACCTATTTTATTTGGATGAACCTGTCGATGTGGAACTCATGAAAGGACAATATACATATTCGGTGTATGAATCCACCATACCACCCACATCAATCGAGGACACCACTGGAGTAGTCATCGAGGAGGGGAGAATGGTTGTCAGTGGCGCACCTATTTCATCAATATACGATTAACACATGGCTTGGTACGATATATTCAGAGCAAAAAAGGAAGAGGCAGTTGAAATGATTTCATCGAATTACGATGCATTCAGCACCCCATTCCTCAAAGTTGGTGGTGCAAACCTATCATTGCCTTATGTCAATGGTCGATATACCACTGCGAATCAAATCAGATTTGGGCAGGATGATATGTATCCACAATTGCTCAATCAAATGGTGTACAGTTCACCACTACATGGTGCCATTGTTGACTACAAAACAAATGCAGTCATCGGTGGTGGGTTCGAACTCAAGACATCCAACACAAGTCCAAAAGACTTGCTTGATTTGTACACCTTTGAGAAAAAGATTCAACTCAAAAAGACTGCTCGAATCACAACCGAACAATTGATTGTACACAACCGAGTGTACTTCCGTTTGTTTTTTGATGAGAAGATGAAGATGACCAGAGCAGAGAATGTGTCACCTGAAAAAGTGCGTAAAGGCCGCCAAAAAAATCAGTACTTTATTTGTGAGGATTGGTCAACTCGAATCGATATCCAAGAAATCAAGAGACACCATCCATCATGCACTGATCGTGAACAGTTATTTGTTTATGAGGTCGAGTGTTTAGGTCAAGATTGGTATCCGCTACCGAAGTATTCAAGCGCATTGAACTTCGCATTCTTGAGTGGTGAACTTTCATACTTCGCAAAGTCCAACATTCAGAACTCAATCTTCCCATCGTTTGCAATCATGTTCCCGAAACGACCACAATCGGAGGAGGAAAAGAATGTACTTCGCCAAACGATTGACAAACTCAAGGGAGCGCAGAACGCAGGCAAGACTGCCGCATTCTTTGCCAACTCACAAGAGCAGTTGCCCAAGATTGAGAGCATCCCAACCAACTCGAATGACAAACTCTTCCAGGAAGCAAGTGGATTGAACACCGAGCAGATTTGTTTTGCTCACACCATCGACCCAATCTTGATGGGAGTCCGTACCACAGGTTCACTCGGTTCCGGTTCAGACATCAAACAAGCATATGTCATCTTCGAAAAGAATGTCGTGATGCCATTGAGAGAGCAGGTTCAGGATATCTTCAACGAGATACTTCACATCGCTAAATTGAATGCAGAGTTCGTTGTCAACAACTTCCAAATCATCAATGAGTCTATTGTTGAAATCGAGGGAGATGCTTCAAAGACATCTGATGCACTCAACGCAATGAGTCCATTGGTTGCCACCAAGGTTCTCGAGCAGATGACAGTCAATGAAGTCAGAGCATTGGCATCACTTCCACCGATTGAAGGTGGTGATGTCACACAAGCACAAGCCGCAGCAGCAGCACAACCTCAAATACCTCAAGCATAATGTTGTATTTCATCACCGAAAACTACCTCAAGACCAACACACCAATCACTGCCAATGTGGATGTGACTGATGTGTTCCCATATGTAGCCACTCAAGCACAACTCCGAGTGATGCCAATCCTTGGAACTACATTCTACAACCATTTGCTCACTGCATACAACGACCAAACACTGACACCTGAAGAGGAGACACTCGTCACATTCATTCAACCTGTCATCGCATGGAGGTCAGCAGAGGATGCAGTGTTTGGGTTGACATACCAACTCAAGAACAAAGGACTTCAGCAGCAGAGTGGAGACTACTCACAACCAGTGACTCGCTCCGAGGTTGCATTTGGGATGGAACACTATGCGCAGAAAGCATCGTTCTTTGAGATGCGACTCATTCGCTACCTAATTAAAAACAAAGCAGAGTATCCTATTTTCACGAGCCATGAGAATCGTGACACTGACCTTCGACCACAAGTCGAGTGCAATATGTGTCAAGGCGATTGCTTCTATGATGGCAAATGGGAGTGCGGATATCCACGAGACAATGGCTACAACAACTCAATATTAGTCATCTGATGAAACACACAACACTCGCAATATTCGCATCCTTGTTCACAATACTTTCACCTGTGCAGCCCATGGTATTGGTTGCCATCCTCGCAATATTTATTGACACCATCTTCGGAGTTTGGCGCAGTGTCAAACAAGGTGGTTGGTCAGCATTCAAATCAAGACGATTGAGTGACACCATTGGCAAATCATTGCTTTATTCAGGTGGTATTGTGTTCACGTTCTTGATTGAGAAGTTCATTGCAGGGGATGTCATCGCACACTTCATTTCAGTTGAATTAATCATGACCAAATTTGTTGCGTTCTTTTGCGTAGTGGTTGAGGTCAAAAGCATAAACGAGTCATATGAAAGTGTGACAGGCAAGAACATCCTTGCAGCGATGCGCAGATTTGTGACTCGTTCCAAGAGTGAACTTGATGGATGGAAGTGAATAACACTTAATTGAGGTGAAAAACACTTATAATGTCCCGTAAATAGCGCAAAAAACTGGACATTTTCGCCTTTAAATACAAGTTATGGTCAAGACATACACCGACAAACAACTGCTCGACAAGGTCAAATCACTTCGCAACTTCCGAAGCATTCCTTCAGACCATTGGATTCTTGGTGTACGATCAAACGAGGACACTGCTAATCGATTCGATGACAAGTTTTATCTCTTCAAAGGTGAGCAGTTCATTGCAGTCGCATCAGGAACCACCAATCCAGGCACATCAACACTGCGACAATTCGAGAAGATAAACAAGGCAGGTGCAGCAGTGGTCAAAGCAGACTCATGGTATTATAATCTTTGGAAGTTTGGCAAGCACAATGGCAAGGTCGATGCTCTGCTTCAGCTTGGAGCATCCATCACTGTGAATCGTGACACCGATAAGGATGACAAGAGCGAGGAGATTGGTCAAGTTCAATCCGGTTACTTCGGAATCAACTTCCATCCAAACACATATGATATCACTGCCGACAATACAGGCGCAACCATCGGATGGTGGTCAGCAGGTTGCCAGGTGGTCAATGACATGGATAAGTATCGCACATTCATCCGAGCAACCAAGCCACAAAAGTCAGTGACATACTGCCTCATCAACGAATTTTAAACATATAACCTGACAAAATGAAAAAGATTTCAGGGTTTATCCTTATAATTTTACTCGCATCATGCTCGGCAAACTACCATTTGCGCAAGGCAATCAAGAAAGGATATCGATGTGATGAGGTAGGTGATACAATTCGCATCACAACTGTTGACTCGTTTCCTGTCATCAGAGACAATCAAATTGTTTATGAAAGGTATTTCACCACCAAGGATACAATCGTTCAATACAAGACATCTTTTGTGCCTAAAACGAGGTATCAGACCCGCATTGAATATAAACTGAAGCGAGACACACTTCGATTGATTGAAAAAGTCGAGGTCATCAAGTACAAAAAGGACAAAAACGACAGTAAAAAACCGAACCTTTGGTTGTTCATCATCGGATTCGGTGCAGGATTCATCACCAAATGGTTGCTTAAGTTCTCTAAATACACACTATGATTGTAAAAAAACACGCAAAAAACATCCACGAGATTCAGATGGATGGCAAACAGGTCAAGATTGCAATGCTTTCTGACATCCACTGGGACAATCCCAAATGCGATTGGAAACTTCTCAAGAGAGACCTTGACTATTGCCTTGATAATCAGATACCTATCATGATAAATGGGGATATCCTATGCCTCATGCAGGGTCGCGGAGATCGCAGAGGGAACAAATCAGACATCAGACCTGAACACAACAATGCCAAGTACCTCGATTCAATCGTTGAAACCGCAGTCGAATGGTGGTCACCATATGCACACCTCCTCACTGTCATCGGTTATGGTAACCACGAGACCGCAATCATCAAGTATCAAGAGACCGACATCCTTCAGAGGTTCGTTGACTTGCTGAACTACAAGAATGGCACCAATGTATATGCAGGTGGCTATGGTGGATGGATTGTTGTTCGTCAAACATTCGACACAAATGTTGTATCTACATTCAGAATTAAGTACTTCCATGGTTCAGGTGGTGGTGGTGTAGTTACCAAGGGAGCATTGAATCTCACCCGAGCATTGGAGATGTATGAAGATTTCGATGTGTTCACGATGGGTCACATCCACGAGAACGCTGCTCGAAACGATGTCAGAGATACCATCACTTCCCATGCCAAAACAGGATACCGCCACAATCATAAGCAGATTCATATGATGCTCACCGGTACCTATAAAGAGGAGTACGGTGATGGCTCAAAAGGATGGCACGTTGAACGAGGTGCGCCTGTTAAACCGACAGGAGGTCGCATTTTGGTGTTCGAATCCGAGCGACTTGAGAGAGATGGTGTGAAAAAAGTTTATAAGAACATCGATAGTATGAAATTTCCTTTGTAAATTCGAGGGTTCGTAATTGTTTTAGGGGGTGGAAACACCCCTTTTTTGTGTCTTATTTTGTTGATAAGTAAAAAAAATGTGAAAAAAGTTTTGCAGATATGAAAAGTATGTGTAGATTTGTAAGGTCAATGTGAGCGAACGTTGATTTTTGTTTAACTTTTTAACTCTTTTTTTATGTCTATTCTTCCTTCTTCTTTTGCAGCTACTAAAGTAGGTTACAAAAAATATCTTGCCGCAGGTGGTGCTTTGGATTATTCTTCTTTTCGTGTTTACGAGCGTAGAAGTGCAGTCGAAGTTGCTGCCGAAAAGATTAATCGTTTTCACGCTGCTATGCTTTATGCTTATGACCAAGCAGTTTTCTACAAGTCCATTGGTGACCAAGCAATGTACGAATTGCATATGCATACTGCTGACGTAAGAGCAAAGCATTTAGGTCAAGCTCACCAAGAATTGGCTTTATTATCTAACTAATTTAATTGAGGGGTGCGACTCAATCAACGCACATTTTCAAAACAAAACGACATGACAGTAGAAAAAATCATCACAATCCTTGAGGCAGAGCAACAAGCATTGTGGGAAGCATTGAAAAATGCGGAGACAGTATTCGGAGTTGACTTCGAAGCGACCAAGATGGCAAGAGCAAGATGGGTCACAATGGTAGATGCAATCAGTTTAATCAAACATCAAATCAAAATCAATGAAACAATTTAACGAAATAAGAGCCGAGTGGAAGGAACTCGAAGAGGAGGACAAGAATGTGTTCAGACACTTTGTAATCTTTTTTATCCCTATCGCATCAATCATCATTTGGTTGTGTGCAACAAACACACCTCCAGTGTTGGATGTTAAGGTTGAGAATAGACAACTTCCAAAACAAACATACGAACTCAAAGGTGATTGGTCAAAATACGCACAACGAGCATACAACGATAAATATGGCAAATAAATTTTACTTCGAGCAAGGCGATAGCAGTAGCTATCAGCGACTTATGGATGTCAACATCTTCAGAGCATGGGATGATGAGCAGATTGGAATGGTTGAATTACTTTACGATTACGACAAAATAAATGAAAGAGATGAATACAAAATTGAATTTACACGATGGAGTGAACGAATCACCATCGATGAAGCAGAGCAAGCAATGGATGAACTTCTCAAGGCAGCAAGAGAAGGCGAGTTCCACGAGTTCGCAGAGCAGTGTGGAAACTATGAACACTTTGACGATGAGGA